GTCGAAGAGTGCTGTCAGGGTGAGACGTGCGAGAGTGGGTTTGTAGACGCTAACATAAAGGACGAGCCGACAGGTACAGTGCGTACTATGAGACCAGAAAACGTCATGAGTGAGGCAACAAAAGATGACAAACAGCCGCAATAAAGGCGCAGCATACGAGCGAGATGTTCGCACAAGGCTAGAGGCAGAGCTTGGAATGCGCTTTGAGCGCGTGCTGGCGCAAACGAGAGAGGTTGGTTTGCCTGACTTAGTTTGCGAGGATGTGTCTTTTCCTTTTGTAATAGAGTGCAAGCGATACAAAACAACGAGCGCATTTGCTGACCCAAAGTGGTGGACACAGGCGTGTGAGGCGGCTGAGAAGGCTGGCAAGTATCCGGCGCTAGTATATAAGGGCGACAGGCTAGAGGAGAGATGGCGAATACCGATACAGTGTCTCGTTAATCTATCGAGCTACAAGCCAGCGATGGATAAGGCAGAGCAGTATGACTGGTTCTATGCGTGCGAGTTATCGTTCGACGATTTCTGCATGGTCGTGAGGGAGCTATTATGTTCGAGCTAATTTTGTTGGTATGTGTCGGTGTAAGTAACGCAGATTTGCATTGCAACGTGTTGCGTCACAGCAATCCATTTAACAACGTGCAAGTGTGTCGCATGACTAAAATAATGGAAGAGGAATTATTTAGCGTGCAGCTAGAACATGACTACCCGGCTGTTCGGGTGTCTGGATATTGCAGAGAGGCAGATAGTGCTTAAACATATAGATTTGTGTAGCGGTATCGGTGGTTTTGCGCTTGGGTTTGAATGGGCTGGTTTATCTAGCCCGGTCATGTTCTGCGACATTGAGCCGTGGAGCCGTAAGGTTTTAGCAAAGCATTGGCCTGATGTGCCAATCGAAGAAGATGTAAAGGTGTTAGCAAATGAGCCAGAAAAAATCCCAGCCGGGGGACGAGATACAATTCTTACTGCCGGGTATCCTTGTCAACCATTCTCAAATTCCGGGAAGCGCAGAGGCACAGAAGATGACCGAGCAATCTGGCCGTACATCCGCGAGATTGTTGCACACAAAAGACCCTCTTGGTGCGTTTTCGAGAATGTTTATGGTCACGTCTCAATGGGCCTCGACGAAGTGCTATCTGACTTGGAAGCCGATGGCTACGCCACAAGGCCGTTTATTGTTCCGGCTGCAAGTGTCGATGCCTCGCACCGAAGGGACAGAGTTTGGATTGTGGGCTACACCGAGAACGTCGGACGGCACGGGGGGGCCGAGGCAACTAGACGAGAAGGGCAGACGCATCAGCAAGACGAACCCCGACCTGAAATTTGGGGCGAACCTATCAGACCAAGCGAGGATGTGGCCAACCCCAACAACTCAGGAAATAGAGCACAAAGAGATGACCCTGACACCGAAGGGCAGGAGGTTGTCAAAGGATGGGAAGAGCAGTCACAGTATCAATTTAGCAGACAGCGTCAAGATGTGGCCCACACCGACAGCAAGCGGAGCAAGGTCAAAGGGCAGCATCAGACAGATGCGACAGAAAGTCTATTTAGGGGAAGTGACGCGAGAGGAAGCCGAGGCAATGATAGGTGGGAGTTTGGAGCCAGCCCGAATGAAGAAAATGTTCCCGACAGTGCAAGCCAGAGATTGGAAGGGCGCAAGCGGTCGGAGCATGAAGGGCATGGAGAGAGATTTGCCGAAACCGGTGTCCGAGCAGGGGGTTTCTGGGCAGCTGAACCCAACGTGGGTAGAGTGGCTAATGGGATACCCAGAAGGGTGGACAGAATTAAAGGATTAGGTAATGCAATCGTGCCGCAGATAGCTATGCAGATTGGATTGACTATAAAGAATTGCCATGAGGCAATGGGTGGCTGACCCAATCAGTCGTTTATGGCGTTATGAAAGGTAAAGTATTATGGCGTTAGGTTTAAGTATGGAAAGCACAGGTGGGGGCGATATCCTACCAATCATAAAGTTCGATGCGAAGAGCGGAGACTTTATTAAACAGGACAGAGTTAACGTAAATGGTATGTGGGAAAAGCAAGAGGAAGACTTATCGCTGCCAACAAAAATTGCGTTTGACTTTGCAAACCTACAGGTGGGGTGGCTATCATTTGCATCCGGCGCACCTGATTTTCGCATGGTAAAGGTTGGCGAGGCTATGCCAGAAAAACCAAGCGATGAACACAAGCAAGCGTTTAGGCTCAAGATATACAAGCCAGAGCTAGGCTTGCGTGAATTCAGTCACAGCGCGAAGACGGTTATCAAAGCGCTCGACGTACTGCACAACCAATTTGAGGCAGAGAAGGGCCATAACGAGGGCAAGGTGCCTATCGTTAATATCTCTGGCTTGCAAACCGTTAAGGTTAACTCGCCGCAAGGTGAGTTGAGGTTTAAGGCGCCTGAGTGGTCGATATCTGAATGGATAGACCGCCCAAGCGCAATGGATGGTGCTGGTTCCTCCCCGGCACCTGTAGCGGCTGCTCCAATACCAGCGCCGCAACCAACCGGCTCAGATTTGTTCTGATGTCGTTGGCGTGTCCGGGTTATTCTCCCTGTCCCGGACACGCCTAAACTACCAAGGGAGCAACAGGGAAATGTAACATGAGTAATAATATAGCAGCATATATAGAACAGGTGGCTGTACATTACTGGGGGGAGCCGAAGGAGCGACGCGGTCACGAGCTACGTTGGGGCAATCACGGCAGTAAGAGCGTAGATTTACGCAAAGGCACGTTCTTTGATTTCGAGGCTAACGAGGGTGGCGGTGTGATCCAAATGGTAAAGATGCATGAGGGCGCTACCTTACGCAGTCTACCAGACACGCTAGAGCGTAAGTTTGGCATACCCAAGCAAACGCAAGAGGCTATCACCCCGGCTAAGTACATAAGCAAGATATACGAATACTACAACGCAGATGGCGAGCTTGCCTATGAGGTCGTGCGATACGAGCCTAAAACATTCCGGCAGCGCAGACCTGACGGCAAGGGCGGTTACACTTGGAAGATGGACGGCGTTGAGCCTGTGCCATACAACCTACCGTCTATCCTATCCGACACAAATAAGGTTGTGTTTGTGGTCGAAGGTGAAAAATGTGCTGATAGGCTCACAAGCATTGGCGCCCTTGCCACAACATCGCATGGCGGTGCCGGTAAGTGGCAACCAGAGCTAAACAAATACCTCAAGGATAGGCGCGTGGTTATCATCGAGGATAACGACGAGGCCGGAGCAAAGCACGCACAACAGGTATCGGCGCATCTCGTTGGCATAGCCAAAGAGGTAAAGCGCATCAGTCTACCGGGATTACCTAACAAGGGCGATATAGTGGATTGGCTCAACCAAGGATATCAGCCAGACGATTTACGTGAACTGGTCAACCAAGCGCCGGTTATATCAACGGCACCAGAGATAGAGCCAGAGCCGATTGAACCAAAGGGCGATGTGTTTGAGCTATACAGCATCGATTATTTACGCAATATGCCACCAGTCGAATGGACAATAGACGGCGTCATTACAAAGCATGGCCTGAGCGTGCTGTATGGTGAGCCGGGAGCCGGTAAGAGCTTCATCGCTATCGATATGGCGCTATCCATAGCATATGGTGTACCGTGGCAATCTAACCTAACGCAATCAGGCGCGGTGCTATATATAGCTGGCGAGGGCGTTGGCGGTCTGGGTAAGCGCATAAAGGCGTGGCAAGCGCACCATAAGCTAACGCATGACGTACCATTTTACGTGCTACCGATTGCAGTCAGGTTCAGAGAGCCAGACGAGGTAGAGCGATTAATACGCACTATCGATGGGGTTGGTCATAGCTTTAGTGCGGTGTTTGTCGATACCGTGGCGAGGGCTTTGCTTGGCGGCAACGAGAACGACGCAACCGATATGGGGCTGTTCGTGGATGCGTGTGAGGCAGTAAAGCGCCATTGCGGTTGTGCGCTTGTCGCGATACATCATAGCGGCAAAGACGCGGCTCGCGGTATGCGTGGCTCTACTGCGCTACTGGGTGCGGTGGATACGAGCGTGCGTATATCTAAGCTAGAGGATACCGTGACTATGGCGATGGAAAAGCAGAAGGATGCGGAGCCTATCGCGGATATGGCATTCGAGATGACGCAGATAGCGCTTATCGATGATGTGTCGGTGGTCATGACGCGCAAGGATGCGGAGCAGAAGAAGAAGGAAATCAGGCTCACAAGCGAGCAACATATTGCGCTTCAGTCGCTGCGTAATGTGTGCGCTGAGATGGGCCAAGATAGGGTGCCAGTGGCGGTTTGGCATGAGGCGCACCGTGTGAAAACACCCGATTTTACGTCGGGTAAGCGAAGAGACGCAAGGGCCGGTTTACAGAACAAGCGTGTGATTGTGATTGAGGAGAACAAAGTGTGGGAATACAAGGAGTTAAGTGAAAATGTGTGATTGTAAAAAGGCTAAAATCACACGAGATGTGATTAATCGCATGACGTGTGTGACGTGTGATTCCCTATATATAGGAATCACACAATCACACATGGGGGTTTTTTCGCATGAGTAGAGGTAGAGTAACGAAACCAGATGGAAGGGTGTTGAGGACGCTAAAGAGCCATGCGGCTGATATAGAACAGCGCTCATATGGGGCTGTCCAAAACGCGCTTATCGAGCATGATAAGGTTGCGTCTCACTATGAGCGCAAGTGGGGCATCGATAGACTGCCGTTGCTCGTTGATGCGGAACTGCGTGAGCGGTTCTGGTTGCAAGCGGATAAGCTGAACAAAGCTGTCCGGGATAACAATGCGGCTCAGGTCGAGCATGAGGTGCAAGTGTCGTGCCGTGCTTACAAGAAGCTCGATGAGGTCGCTACTGCGTCAGGTGCGGAGCCGTTGAGCCATGAGGTATGGGAAGCGCCTCTGCCGTCGGGCGGTGTGCTTGCTGTCGTAAGAACCGACCAAGAGGTATCGGCTGTTAAGAATGACGTGCCAGAGCGTAAGGTCTATTCGGTAGAGATGGTGGCGCGTGTTATCGATTTATGGGAAAGCGAAAAGGTGGCAGCGGTGCTAGATGCATTCCCCGGTGCCGTAATTAAGGAAGCGAAGAGGGTAGAGCTAGATGACGAAATACCATTTTGAGCTAAAGCGTAAGTGGTCGGTAATGCCTGTTCGAGCTATGGCAGACCCTAATATCAAAATACGCGATTTAAAGGTGCTAGGAGCGCTGTGTGCGTTCACTAACTCCGCTGGGGTATGTTGGCCTAGCGCAGACACAATATGCGTTGTATCGGGCTATAAGGAGCGTAAAAGCATATATGAAGCTATGAAGTATCTAAAGAGCAACAAGTATGTGCGACAGCTAAACCCGAAGGATTACCAAGAGACTGCATCAGGTTGGAAGAGTAACAGATATCAGGTGCTGTGGGATGGTGACGAGCCATTGCCAACATACGAAGAGATACACACGGCGAAAGCGTTGCAGATTGTATCAGACCAAGAAGACACACCTGTAAAAGAAATAGGGGGTCTGGGGGATGAAGAAACATACAGTCACACACAGGCCAGCGAGGTCTGCCATGCCTACCTACGAGCCGTGCAACAGGCGATGGGTCAGGTCAGGCTGTTCGATAATGAGATAGCACACGCCCGGCGCTTGGCTACAGCAGACAAGGACGCAGAGGTAGTGGCATCAGCGACCAAGGTAGTCTGCGCCTTGGCCTTACAGAAGAGAGCCGGGGTGCCTTCTCTTGCTGACGTTGCACGGTATCTCGATGTACAGTAACGCAAACCGACGTTTGCTTTTGTACAAGGGTTGCGCTGCCTTGGCGTTACAACCCACAGTAGTAAAAATCGACCCCTTGCCCCCCCACCACGCGAGTGCGTATAGGGGGGTATCACACAAAATTTTGGAGAAAACGCATGAATGAAATATACGAATGCACGCAATGCCAGACTGAGTTTAGCGATTACGCAGAATTATATCACCCGACAGAGCATGACGGCGGTTACTGCCCGAATTGCTACGGCGACACCATAAGACCAAAGGAGCAAGAAGAAAATGAAGGATAGGTTTGAGCTTTTGCAAGAAGCAACGCTTGCAGTGACACAACGCGGTGAGGCGTATGGAGATGTCTACACAAACCACGAGCGGATTGCGACGCTATGGACAGTTGTGCTAGGCTCTGTAGTACGAGCCGACCAAGTCGCTCAGATGATGGTCGCGTTGAAATTAGCGCGATTAATGGAAACGCCTGACCACTGGGATAGTTGGGTTGATATCGCTGGTTACGCAGCAACAGGAGGGCAATGTGTCGAAGAAATCGCCGCCGCAGACGACTAGGCAAATGAGGGCATCGCTTGCCGGGGCTGATGAAGATAGGCGCGAGGCGGTAGTACAGGAGCTAGAAGCGATTGCTGCTGGTGAGGCTACTGACGTTATAACGTGGGATGCGATGGGGCAAGTGCAGTTAACGCCATCATCGCAGTTATCGGATAGGGCTAGGCGTGCTATTAAGAAGGTGAAGGTAACGCCTAACGCGCATGGCAATAGTATTGAGGTAGAGATGCACGATAAGCTATCCGCATTGAGGCTATTAGCGAAGCATCGCGGATTGTTAGAGCCGAATAGCGACGAGCAGCGCCCTAGCATGATAGGGATAAACGTAACCGGGCCTAAAGTTACAACGTATGAGGTGAAGGATGGCGCAGATAAAGAAGATAAGGCATAAGGAGTTTGTGCGCTTTTTTAAGGATTACATTATTTGCGACCATTGCGATGGCGAGACACGAGGTCGCTGTTATAGTGAGACTGAGATGGTTGTATGCTCCAAGTGCAATGGCGTTTTGTTAGATGCGCGGTTGATGGAAGAGGAAGACAACACTATAACGATATTATTTACGCCTGATGATGATGGGAGCAAGTAGATATGGCTAGAGCCGCAAGAGCCACCGATAGGTCGCCACGTCGAAGAAAGCAGCCCAGTACCGATGCGCTAACCGGGTTAAATTTGGATTTTAGCGAAAGCCCGACGGTTTGGGATTTCTTGAACGACGATAGCTTTGTGCGCGGTTTGCTTGGCCCTGTTGGGTCTGGTAAGACATATGCGTCTTTGGCAGAGGTGATGCTACGCGCTGTAAAGCAACCGCCATCGCCTGTAGATAATGTGCGCTATACGCGCTTTGCGGTAATACGAAATAGCTACCCGGAGCTAAGAACCACCACGATAAAGACGTGGCAAGAGATATTCCCTGAGAATACATGGGGCCAGATGCGCTGGTCGCCACCGATTACGCATCATATTAAACTGCCGCCTCGTGACGGTGCGCCCGGCGTTGATTGCGAAGTTATATTTTTGGCGCTAGACCAGCCCAAGGACGTGCGGAAGTTGCTTTCGTTAGAGCTTACCGGGGGGTTCATAGACGAGGCGCGTGAGTTGCCAAAGGCGGTAGTCGATGGCCTAACGTCTCGTGTGGGGCGTTATCCGACCAAGAAGAATGGCGGTTGCCCTTGGCGCGGTGTCTGGATGTCTACCAACCCGATGGATAGCGACCACTGGTGGCCTAACCTAGCGGAGAAAAACCAAATACGCGGTAAGTTTCCGTGGAAGTTCTACAAACAACCCGGCGGCGTTATCGAGGCTACGAAGGAGCATGAGGATGCGCTGTTTGGCGCCAATAAGTATTGGATACAAAACCCAAAGGCAGAGAACGTCAATAATCTGCCGCCCGGTTATTACGAACAGCAGCTTGCCGGTAAGACGTTAGATTGGATCCAGTGTTACGCTGGAGCGCAATATGTTTATGTGCAAGATGGCAAACCTGTCTGGCATGAGTTCAGCGATAGCCTTATGTCTGGCGATAATGAGATTGAGCCGGGTTGGGATGTGCATATTGGTTTGGACTTTGGTTTGACGCCAGCGGCTGTGTTTGGGCAAAAAATGGCGAATGGCAGATGGAATGTAGTGCATGAGCTAGTTGCTTTTGATATGGGGCTAGAGCGTTTTTGCCATCAGCTTATGGGCGATATAAATACCTACTTTCCGAAGAGCAACGTATTTATCTGGGGCGACCCGGCTGGACAAAAGCGAGACGAGATATTCGAGGTGACTGCGTTTGAGCATATGAGGACGCTGGGCTTACGCGCACAGCCAACTGCGAGCAATGACTTTATGGTGAGACGAGAGGCTGGCGCTGCGCCCATGAACCGATTGATAGATGGCAAGCCCGGCCTTATCGTGAATAGGAAATGCACGCGCACCCGAAAGGCGCTTGCTGGCGGCTACCACTTTAAGCGTGTTGCGATGGGCGCCGGGCAAGAGCGCTTTCGTGATGTGCCTAACAAGAATGAGCATTCGCACGTCGGCGATGCCTACGGTTATTTGATGATGGGGTCAGAGCATCGCAAGCTAACGCGAAACTCACACGGCAGTCAGCAGTTTAAGCAGATGCAAGCAAAGGTAGACTTTGACGTATTCTAACAACCCTAGCGTGCGTCTTGTGCCATTTCACTGGGCGCATCCGTTAAGTATGGATTTACGCGAGCATGACAAAGCACATTTTCGCAATATGCCTGACTATATCGAGCGCCTCAAAGCATTCCAAGAAATGAAGACCGCATACACCGCAGTTTGTGGCAAAAATATGGCGTGCTGTTTTGGCGTTACGAGCCTTTGGGTTGGCGTTGCAGAGGCGTGGATGCTCACAACCTATCACGTTGAGCGCAATCCGATATCGCTTACTAGGGGTGCCATGCGCTACTTTAATCAGGTTGCTATCGATATGCAATTACATCGATTGCAGATAACGGTAGACAATAGCAATGTGCTTGCACTTCGATGGGCAAATGCGTTACAATTCAAACAAGAGGGCGTGCTGCAAGGGTATGGCCCAAACAAATCTGACCACACTATGTTTGCGAGG